TTAATTATTTTTTGTAAAGCGTAATTTAAAAAAATTTGTTAGTTTTTCCAGCCTTCATCATTTTTCCAAGGAGATGAGTTAATCCAGAAACCAGATCCAAAGCAGGAGCGTATAGATTGCCAAACTAATTTTGCCCCTATGTAAACTGCGGTAACTATTTTGTTACCAACTCTTATTTGACTGACATCTTTGCCATTTATCTGTATCATTCTTCAAGTATGAAATAAACGGTATTTTCTTCTTTGGATTCGATTTGTTCAAAAGCCTCTTCATTTTCAATTACATCAAATGAAAGATTACCTACTTGTTTTTTGAAAGAAAAGGTGTCATTTGAGTTATTGTTTACGGCATTTATCAATTGATTAAATTCGTGAGCTGTTAAACGTCCACGGTTATTAGTTCCATTGTTTTCTTGCTTATTATTAAAATCAAGCAGGTTAGGGGATTGCTCTTGTTCTGCCGCCATACTTAAAATATTAAAGGGAATTCATACGGGAACATGTTACCGTTTAGAAGTTCACACATAAAACAGTCTTGTCCTGATATTCCATAATTTAATGTGATACTTGGTTTTGATCTATCAATTTCTTGTTGTACTATATTGCCTTCATTATCTCTTTGTTCTTTCCACCAATCAATCACTTCATTTTCCATATCAGGAAGATGATACCTAGTCCACTTGAATATGTAGTTTTTAGCTACATAATCCGGATCAACTAGTTTACCTTGATAATAGACGTTAGCGGTTAAAACAGTTTGACAACTATTGTTTTTATATGATACTCCTTGACTGGAAGTAATTTCAAGTGAATAGCCCACTATATATTGTTTCCGTATTGTGAATGTAGCGGAATACTCTTCATCACTAAATTTCACGATACAACGAACTGTTAGCGAGTTACCATTATCCCAATAAGGTTCAAAAGGCCATATTGTTAATGTCTTTCCATTTTCTCCTTCAAACGGTATATAATCATATCCTTGTAAATAATACCATTGTCGTTGACTGGAAGTAGACTGTAGGTTCTCTTCTTCCAGCGTTAAGGTAATGTCTGCCGGATTAGTAACAGGGTCGGCTCCTGTTAAGTCTCCTAAAAGAGTAAAGGTATCAGTTCCAACAATACGAATAGACTTACTGACTAATTCGTCTTTTACAGACTGGTCAAGGTTATCCCAAGTCATTGTCACATTTTTGCCAAATGTTACATCGCCATTTTTATTCCATTTAATATTTTTATTGGCAAAATGACCAGAACCATCTGTTTTGATTAATACAGAATTACTACGAGTACCAATACTGCCTTCTCCGTCAAAATTTAATTGAAGCAATGGGTTCTGGATGGTCCCACCAATGCCACCACGATTAAACCAAGCTCCATAATCCTCTGTGTAATTAAGTATAGTGTCAGTAGGTTGGTATTGTGTGACTAGTTCTCCTGCCTCTAATTGTGGTGAAGAAAAATAAAATATTGATTCTCCTGCATTATCAGAGGTATCAAAAGTTGGGACAATGGATAGAACCAATGCTTCTTCTGCCTGTTTCGGAGCTTGTAATTCAAATGTTACCTTTTTACGAGACCATATATTCGTGTTAGCAATAGGTATTTGAACGGTTCCTATTGCTTTATCATTTTGTAAAATAGATAATTGACATGCTTGCCCCGCATATATCCAAAAAGAGAATGTATATTTTTTCCCGATATGTTGCGCGAACCACTCTTCAGATTGGGCTATCATGCTTATGATTTTAGAGGCACTATATACATTGCCGATTCCAGTAGGGTTTTCTATTTGAGTGTCAATAGTAATTGCAGATGTAAAATTAACATCTAAAGAATTAACGAATACATTCCTATGAATTTTTCCGGCATAAAAAGTTGCAGCAAAACCATTCTCATCACCAGCAGTTAATGTTCCAGAAATATGAGCAGATTTTGAAGTAAAAAGTTTCTGTAAGTAACCTCCATATCCTTCTAATTGACCAAATACCGGATCTGTTATTCCATTCAATTTGCCAACACGTATTTTACTGGCATCGCCAAAGTTAGCAACACTAGACAGTAAGATGATATTGAAATCCGACACCCAAACTTCATCTGAAGGAGACATCTCACTTAAATCCAGTTTTACTGTTCGCAAATAACGTCCAGAATAATCGACAGTTATTGTGTGCAACTTATATTGCCAATCTGTTGTAATAGAAGTGGTTTCTTCTCCATCTGTTCTTGTTCCATCTTGGTATTCTAATGAAACTTTACAATTGACAGCTTTATTGGCTTTGATCTTATATGAAATAAGAACGCGGTTGGGGTTTTGAACATATTTGTAGAAATCTTGTTGTAGACCAATGAAACCGTAATATATAGCGTCATTTCTTTTAAAATGACAAATGCGATTATTGTCCGCTTCTGATAGTATGTAATCAGTGGTTACTGCTTCTGTTCCTCGTACTATATATTGTGATTCGGAATCTTCATAATCAGGAGTTGCAATATTTGAAGGCCAACATAAACTCTCATTGCGTCCAATACCGTCAATCACATCCATATATGGGGCATTATCGTCAGACCCAGTTAAATATATGGCTCCAGATCTATTTATATCAAACAGATTGGTAATTCTGGCAAAGTCTAAGATTTCTTCTGTTTTAGGCACATCGCCTTCTAACAGTGCTCCAATGAAATACTGTTTTTCGACAATATCATTTGTATTAGAATCTACAGTCTTATCTATTCCATAATCCAATACACACATTAACGAATAAATAAGATTCTTTCCATCAAAATATTGTCTTCTAACTATATCCCCAGTCCGTAATCCTTGTGTCTTTTTAGAATCGGACTGGAGAGAAATTTTATATTTCTTGTATTTATATACAGACATTATGATATTTCTTCTACTAAGTCTCCGGAACAGGCATCGCTGACCCACCAAGACCCGTTAGTCACTGATTGTTTCTGCACTTCCAATTCGTATATTCTCATTTTTTTACGAATTGTCAGATCATCAAATGTTGCACTGGTGTTGCCGGTCAATTTGTTTTGAATGATACCCCAGCCATTTCCGGCAAAACCACTGGAAAAAGTGACAGAACCTATGTCGTTGACAAAATAGGCATTACCATAGTGCTTAACTCCATTATCTAAAGCCAACCAATAGATTGAATCATCAAAGAATAGCTCGTTGGGGAGGAGGCGGGTTTTAGAATCTGCTATTCCAATTGATTTTTTTCCTTCAATCGGTTTGTCAAAAACAAAAAAATCAGCATCTGTAGAAAACATTAAGCTGGATGATTTTCGATTTAATGGGGCATATAAACTTAACGATTCTACATAGCCAAATGATGATTTTATTATTTCAGAGATTTGTACTGTATCGTCATCAGCTACTTTATTATATTTAAATGGAGCTTCAACAAATACGCTATCACCATCACTGTAAAATCCTGGTCCATCTTCTGATTTTAATCTAATATAACGTCTGAATATAACACCAGAATCTTCAGACGATTTTTTATATGTTTCAATCAATATATTCCCTAAATTGTGCCCTGCCTTAAATGATTCTGGAAAATATGCAGAACCAAATTTTGAAATCATTTCATATTCACCATCATCATCATAAATACTGGTTTGCAGGTTAATTTGTTTGGTATTATCGTCTCCCCAATTTAATATTTTGTTAGATGCAGAAAATGAGATAACATTGTTATTCTTGACATGAATAATGTAATTATCATCAAATTTTATGCCTCCTGTTACAATATTTAAATCCCCTGTTAATTGAGCTAACCGTTTGGCCGAAATAACCAATACACTTGTATTATCAAATCCCAAATCTACACCATACAAAGCGGTAATGCCGGATTGGAATGTGCTTGTACCTTTTACAGACAAGTTTCCGGCAACCGTTCCATCTTTCATGGTCCAGCTTACATCTTCTTTATTTGAATTCCCAGAATGATAAAACTCGTTTCCTTGATAGCTAATGCCATCCTTGGATATTTCTAAATCTCCAAGTCTAATATATCCACTACAAATAACATCGCCGTTTAATGCGATTATATCATTATCATAACTTATAACATTACAACCGTTAATGTATAATCCATGTGTGGGGAGATGCAATTCACCGTTAATAGAAACTATATTTTTTCGCTCTTGTGGATTACTTTCGGACGTTTGGTAAACATCCAATATTTTTATTCCATTGTCTCCGGCTGTAAAACCATACAATGCCTTTAATAAACCGGCCATAGAGTCACCATTTATGGAAACAAACCCACCGGTGCCACTTCCGCCGCCTTCTTCACTGCTTAAACTACTTATAATAGTATTTGCTAATAGATATGCAGAGTTCTTTCTGGTTATATTTTCATATTCATGTATTTCAAGATTGATTTTTTCTTCATTCACGACATAACCATCCACATAATCCGAACCTGTAAAATCTGGAAGTGTTTCGTGTGAAGCTTGTTCCATCCCTGTTAAGAGTCGATTGTACATTGTTTCCAATGCACTACCTTTCTTAATTTGTGATATACCTTCATTTAACTTTGCCATTATTCTGCCACTTTTACGGTTTTTGATAAAAATCCTGATATAGATGCTTTATAGGAGTTAACTTTTGCTTGAAGGGATACAAACTTTGCCAAATTAGCTGGAGGTTGAGGTCCCATCATAGTTGGGGTCATCATTTGAGATAATGCTCCTAGCCAGTCAACCAATAAAGTTGCTAATTGATTTCCAAGTACTGCTGGTTCATTGGCACTACCGCTACCCAAATACACTCCATCTTCTTTGATTATAATTTCTTTTGCATTATATTTTGCCAAAATTTGTTGGGCATCAAGAAGTATTTGACTTTTATCATGTTGGGATAAAATATCATCAGCGGTTATTTTGAATATACTTTTATCACTTTCTCCTTCTCCTTTAGCAACTTCCGACAATATCGAAACAGGGGTATAAGTCGTGTGAGCATGAACACCTGTCTTTTCCAATTCATCTACATCTGGAGTATCCTCTGAATCTTCCCATTCTTTTGTTTCTGTTGCTCCAATAATTACTTTGTTATGCGCGTCTACTTGTATTGTGTCTGCATGAGAGTATTGAATAACATATTCGCGTAATGTTTCAGGGTCTGTTGTTATTACGACATCCGAATAAAGATAGGGGATAACCACTAAACCATTTTCATTATTTTGAATGGCTGAAAGATATACGCCTTCATGTAAACCAACTGGAAGCCCGTCATCAATAGCCTGTTTGTCTGTAAGTGTATGAGTATATTCCTGTACATCAACAGTTCCGCACAGTTCTCCATCTGTATGTATTTTAACAACAAAACCAGATATTTTGGCTGTGTTTTTTATAACGTTATTTCGTGGGTTTACCAATTTATGAAATGCAATTTGTCGTATAGCATCATAAATAGCACTGTTTGCGCTTAAATCGCTTGTAATTTTATCTGCCATAGTTTTGTTCTTTTTCTGGTTTGGCAATACAGTAGGGGAGTTTTAAAGTCTGCCTAAAACCGTTAACACCAAATTTTGTGTTGATTTCTTCAATAAGATACCAACCTTGTTTTTCAGGTTCGCGTTTATCAAGTAAAACGACTTTCATTCCAGATTCCAAATGCCTCATGCCTAAATTAGTTCTGTGTAAATCTCCGAAGATAGTAATACTACCCTCAACGCCATTTCTATTATATCCTTCAAAAAATGCCTCGGCTTCTTTTATTAATTCGTCCTCGCTAATGCCAATTTTGGATGATACATAAGGGATAACGTTGTACGCACTTAGGTTTACTCTATCCTTAGTCTTTGATTTGGGGATAGCTCCAAGTTTTAGGGATTTCTTGCTAAGTTTTGTTTCATTCAGAATTTGGAATTTCTTATGTTCTGTATCATTTTGTCCGGTCCATTCTGGATTTAAACGAACTGTTACATTATACTTGATTTGTTTGTTACCCTCAAACTTGAATCCTTCAGCGGAGACCGCTAAATATCGGGGATCACAATTCATCAAAGTTAAATTGTCTTGGGCTACATGATAATCAAACTGTATTTGAGGAGTATCAGAACTTCCATCTGTATTTAAAATAGAGCTGGCAACATTTCCTGATAAATAAGTATGCCCTACCATAACATAAGGAGTTCCATCTGTATCTTTCCTAATAAAACTATATAGCCCGTATTTATTCCATTCTGTTAATACATCCGCAACTGTCAAATCTTCCGTTAACTGAATCTTGCCAATATTAATGTCCCTTTCTGCTGTTTTGGGATGCAATTTTAACCCTGTTCCTTTTAATAAATCGTATTTTCCTCCCTCTTTCAACAAATCGTTTACTGTAACAGTCATTGGGCCTAATTTAACGACATTTTTTCGTTTTAGCCCACTTGCCAGATTCTCACATTTGATTTCAATAGGTGTGCTTACACTGCATTTTACGATATAACCGTCAAAATCGGGAACGTTCTTGACAAATGCCTCTTTCTCCATTGCCTGAAGTCTCTCGGTCGCATTTTTGAAGACCTTTCCTCTATCTTTATAATAGCCTAAATATATCCGGATACGTTGTCCTACCTTAAAATCAGTCGGCTGGGCTGTAGAATATCCTTTTCGCTTTTCTACAACTGTACCGTCTATTAAACGCTCTGTATAAACAGTAGTTGCACCTTCTTTTTCTATGTTCTCGGAAGTTATAGTGCGTTTAATTACGGTTCCTCTTGGGAATCTGACGGAAGCTGAATTAATAAGCTTCTTATAAGTATCATTTATCTCAATGCTTTCACATTCCCGGATAACAAGGCATTTATTTTCATCTGGATCGTTAATCTCTATAACGTCACTATTAGCTTCCCATATTAGGATTTTACAGCACAATATATCAAGGCATTCTTTACCATCTATAATTATTGCTTCTGGAAGTTTCATACTTAAATGGTGTTAGAAGTTAATGATTCAATCATTTGAGCGGCTTGATTAGCAGCAGATGCTTTAACCTTATCAAGAAGAACTTTGGCCCAACCTTGTTTTTTCATTTGAGAGATTTCAAGGTTTGTTCCATTTATGGTATCTTGCACTACATTAACCGCGTCATCCGGTTCAACGGCAACACATGTAAAACTATATGGTTGAACATTCTTAAAGCCTTCATTTTGCCCCATATTGAAGTCTTTTATCAGAATTTGTGTCACATTGAACTGTTGAAACATGAGATTAAATACCTGGATAACTCCTTTATGTTGCATCAATGTTATAAATTTGGAAACTTCTGCATACGGATATACATCCGGATAATTGCTAACAATCTTTCCTGTTACAGTAAAATTTATATCGCCTCCTGAAATCAATTCTTTACGTGAATAATCTCTTCCTTGTACCTTGGTTAATACAAGATTGTTAGAACTTTGTGCTTGCACTATAGCACCTAAGTCTAAGAAAACAGGATCGCCTGGCACCTTTACTTCCGTAGCAGTGTTAAGTGATGAACTGGCAGCAGCTTCATTACTTAATCCTTTTATTTTATCCCAATAAGTATTGAATTGAACCGTTTGAACCTGGCCGCTTTCATTTTTAATCCAAAGAAGTAAACCTTCATTGGCAGGTTTGCCCTGATACTTTAATACAACCCCTTGTTTATTAAAGGTATCTTCATCTGCCTTCTGACCGTTCGTTATGATTTTCTGAAGCTCTTGACCTTGGTTCTTCTGATAGGCTGCGGTGGCATTCTTTCTGTCCAACTGGCGTATATATTTGGGATAAAGATCGTTGATGGTAGCAAAAGTCATTTGCATCATCGTTCTTTTGGCTGCATAAACAAATACATTACTATATCCTCTATTGGATATAAATTTCAATTGTCCATCTCTTTTTCTATAATTAGCTGCATAAAAGGCGGCATTCACACCGGTGTTTGCCAGCCCTTTACCAACATTAATCGTTAAATTAGAAAATGTAGAGCTTATAAAACTCATATTACATCATATTTGCATTAAAATCTTGAACTACATCTAACAAGGCGGTTGCTAATTCTTGTTTTACGTTTGCTATTGCCGCAACTTGTCTATCATCTGTCATATCAATTGTTTGATGCTCCACGTGCATTAGATTTTCTATTCGTACTATTAATTGCTTAGGAGCTGCATTATAATTATTATGACTCCTATATTGAGACTGGTCGGCTCCGTTATGAAGGCTGGAAGCTAAATCTTGCTCTTTGTTACCAGTCGTAGGGTCCCACTTAAATGTATCTTTAGCATTTTTAGGGGTATATATTTTCCCACTTTTATCTACCCACTGTGGAGTAGCGTATGGAGCTATTGTTTTAGCTATATATTGTGCCCCGTCAAAAATCGCTTTATCACCTTCTTTCTGTGGACCATAAAAACCGCCCGTAGGAAGAACATCTCCTTCAGAAAGAAGATTTTGAATCGGTATTCTATTTATGAACGGAGCGAACAAAGATTTATGTCCGGAATACAAATCGTTATACCAAGAAACTAACTTATCAAAGGTTTCAGTAATATAATCTATTGCTTCTTGTTGACTTTCTAGTTTATATTTCCCCGGATTGTTAACAATATCTTGTACATGCTTTGACCATCCTTCTGTTCCAAATAGCCCTTTAGTTGGATCAAACAACGGCCCAAATAACCCTTGTAATACTTTCTGGGTTCTTGTTGGATCTATTGTTTCTCCAGACTCAAAATCTTTAAGAATTGAAGCGTAATCATCCCATGCACTTATTGTTCCTTTCATAATTTGAGCTAGATGACGTATATATGCTTGTGAGCGATGTACATCACCTTCGGTCATCTTATCATGGAATGTTTCTGTGCTAATCCAGTCCCATCGAGAATCCCAACTACCCATCTTAGGTATAAATCTATCTGCTGCATTCTTTAGTATATTCGATAGATCTTCCGAACTACGAGCAGAAGTGGCATTGTGCAAAAGATATTTGCTCAAAGCCATATTCTCTTTAGAATTATGGTCTGCTAATTGAGCCAGCATCATTTGGACAGCCACTTGTTCGCTTATATCTCCGTTTCTTGCAAAAACATTTGTATTCGTTCCACTTAAAGTACGGCCATGTAACTCATACGCATAATAATTTTCGCCGTTCAGACCTTTTTTGACAGTCTGTTTCATACCTAGTGCACTGGACAATGACTGGAAGGCTTTATCTACACCTGTCCATTGGTCTGCGGCTTCTAATCGTTTTAGTAATTCCGGGTCTCTACCTGCGGCTGTGTCAAAGAATTTGGTTTGATCGTCTACATTTTGTTTTTGACCATTCTTTTCTATCCAGTAACGATGCCATAATTCGGTAGACTGTGCAATACGCTCGTTTTGGGTTAACAATTCATTATTGAAAATACGCATATTTCCAATCATTAAGGCATCTGGATCGGATAGATTTAACTTGTCAATATTCAAATTACGATAGCTTTGTGCCCATGCTTCATTGGCTTGACGAGCTGCTTCTGTTATTCTTTGTGTTTGATATATATATGAACCAAGTTTATAGATTGTATAAGCTGCGCTTAATCCCCAACCAATTGGATTAGTTAAGAAAAAACGTGCAAGCCCTTTTATTGCTCCCCATAATGTTGTATTGCCTATTTCTGTGAGAGTATTTATAGTCTTATTATTACTATTTGCTACAACATTACCGACTGTGCCTCCTCCAACAAACCATTGTTTAATTTTACTTCCACCATGTAGTAAACCTCCACCTAACGCATTGAAAATAGCCTGTCCTTTACTTAAATTATGGCGGCTTTTTTCTATATTATATATACGTACCATATAGGTAAGTGCGGTAAATAGCGGTTTTAAAAAGAATTTAGATAGCCAATCCCCCATGAATACTCCGCGAATCATTAATGCCGTACTTAATATACTTTGTCCAATGCCAGCAATAATCCCTAATTCCATTTGAACTTTTACAAACCATACAATTCCATTTTTTAGCCAATTGGGTAGGAAATTCCAAATAGACATGATCTTTTTAAATACATCAACGATAACATCTAATACTTTAATGAACATGTCCATTGCATTTCTCAATGCAGTTGCAAATTCTGTGGATTTCATTAACTCAATCATGCGTTGTAGAAAGTCTCGGATTACCCCTTGCATTTGTTCAAACCCTTGCATTCCTGTTTCTGTAAATGCCGAGGTCATCTGATACCAAAGACCTTGTATGGTGTTTTTCTTTTCGTCAGCAAGGTCGAATGCTAGGTTCATTGAATGCCGATTAAGCTCTGTGGTTTTTTGCACATCTTCTACATTATTTATCAAAGCTAATGCACCTGGAGCCGCAGTAACTCGAAACATCTTATTAATTAATGTTGTGAAGTCACCGGAACTCATGCTTTGTTGTTTTTTGTGCAAATCACTCAAAATATCAGTGAGATTCCGAAGATTACCATTTTTGTCTTTGGGACTAATACCTAGTATATCCCATGCTTCTTGTCCTTTTTTGGTTGGATTCATCATGTTTAGTAACATCATGCGTAATGTTGTACCTGCATGAGAACCTTTTAAACCGGCATTACCTAATACGCCCAAAGCTGCCGAAGCTGTTTCAAAATCTAATCCGGATTGATGAGCTACCGTACCTGCATACTTAAATGATTCAGCTAATTCTAACAATGTTGTATTCGTTTTTGTGAACGTCATCGTAAGAATGTCAGCTGTGTTATCCATTTGTTTTGCTGGGATTTTATAAGCGGTCATAATGTTTGTTACAACATCTGCTGTTTCTCCCAAGTCTGTATCACCTACAAGTGCAATATCAGATATAGGCCGGATGGCATGTTTTATTTGATCGACATCATATCCTGCCATAGCTAAGAATTTTCCAGCTGATGCAACTTGTGGAGCTGTATATTTAGTTTCAACTCCAACTTGACGCATTAATTGGTTCATTTCATTAAATCTAGCTTCAAATCCCACTTTTTTATCGTGAGTCTGGAGGATATTCTTTGTCGTTTTGGCTATATTATCATAGGTCGAAGCATCTCTAAATACAGAAGTTACCCCAGACATTAAAGAGCTAAGTCCATAGGCAATTCCCATACCCTTAATCATTTCGCCCGCAACATTCGTTCCGGTATTTGCGTATGTAGGTCCCAATACTTGCCGGGTAGAAGGGTATAGATAGGTACTATGTCCCGCTCCAACTTGTCGTGCTGTTGAAGCAGGAATATTACTCTTAGTTATGCCACCAGCAACTGCTTTGGATGCTCCGGCTGCACTTGCGGTTATAGTTATTTTGCTATTTGACTTTATCTGCTCAATCTTCTGTAATAGTAAGTCAAGGCTATTTATCGCTTTTTTTGTACTTGCTCTTGGTTCTATAGTTTTGCCGTTTATAGAATTAATAGCCTGCTCCAGTTTCTTTATATCCGAAGTAGAATATAAAGGTTTACCCATTACTCCATTTAATGCAGTCTTTGCCTGTGATTTAATATTGCTTAGTTGCTTTAAAACACGTTCTAAACTAGCTTCTGCCGCGCTTGTGTTAATCTGTATATTGATAGGCTTAGTTTTAATAGAAGCCAATGCTGAATTAACCTTACCGATGCTTTTTGCAACAACATCAAATCGCTTTGTTAATGCTTCCATTTCAGCTGTGGCCTGCTGAAATTTGCGTATAGACTCTAAAGCTGGGTTAGAGTTAACGTTTATCTGATAATTAACAATATAATTTTCTGCCATCTTTTTGTATTTTGATTTTCTAAAGAATAGCGGTTTGGTACCCTGAAAGATTGAAAAAGCCCCTTATCCGACAAAGGATAAAGGGCTACGTAGAAAAAACGAGTAATAAGACACTTTACGCAAGCATTCCAAGTGCACTTGCTTGTTGAGTTATGAGCATTTTGCTGTGGAGCCATACGGCATCTTCAGAAAGCATTGCAAATTCTTCATCGTTTAACTCATCAAGGTTTACGCTGGGAAAATAATGACGGATAAATATCAGTCTATGACGAATAAGTTGATCGTCTTTTACTTCCCAGCTTTTGATAAATTTACGAGTTTTCCTTTGCGCAACTCGATGATTTGAGCCAGGTGTGGCATCAAGCCATAGATGAACAAGGAATCATCTTTAATCAGTTCTTTATCGCCATCGACAAAGCAATCTTTTGCCAATTCTCGCATGGCACCGGCCTGGTCCTTTTGGGAGAGGGACAAATATTTACTGAATGTCGGGAAAGGCGGCTGTTTAAAATAACCGATATAATATGGCTTTTCGCCTTCGTCTTCATCTCCTTCCACAAAAATCGGGAATACACGTTTTAGTTTGGGATCTGAATCTTTCAGCTCTTTTACTTTCTTTTCAATCTCGGTCTGAATATCTTCAGGCAAGAAAAGGTCTTCGTTTACATTTTCCATTATAATTATGATTATTGATGTTTATCCAAGAATAGAAGTTATAATGCTGGTAGGTTGTGTGTGAATGCAAATAAAATGTTAAATGTATATTCTCTATATAAATTTATTTGGTATATAAAATAAATCTATTACCTTTGCAACATATAAAAAAGCAACGCCTTACTTTCTTGTAAGGAAATGAGCCACTCATAAGTGGCTTTTATTATTTTTATGAGAGATTTTGTAGATTGGAAATAAAACATTATTTTTGCAACGTAAAAAGTGCATATTTGAGCTTAGTCGTCAATTCTGCACTATAAAACGGATAATAAAGGGATGTGTTAACGCATCCCTTTTTATTTTATAGATAAAATGAAAAGCGAGCCGTTTTCAACTCGCCTTTTCAAAAACGTATTATACTAGAAGTTATAGCCAAGAACTAGTTCCTTCTCCTGTGATAATGTCGAAAGGATTCAAATTGAATTCTTTTGTAATGTTTGTATCATCTTGTTTACTTTCCATTCCGTCTTCGTTAAAGAGGCATCCCTTTAGCGTTACAGTTTCGGCGGTCCAGTCTTCACCGGCATAAGCATTAGTAAATGAGATGATCAAGTCAAATTCTCCCAAATCCATTAAAGAACCAGCCAATGCTCGGAGTTGGGAAACGGTATTATAATCCATTGTAATGGAGGCTGTACAGGTTTTATTGCCAAAACCACGATTGATAGCATTTCCTCCAATACCGTAGTTGTTTTCAACTTTACGAGTCTTGTTCCACTTGATTTCAGAAACTCCTTGCATAATAGTAGAATCTTCTGAAATGTCCAATGCTGGTATGGAAATGCGGATCATAGACCAGCTGTATGCTACATTGTTAATTATTGCCATCTTGTTAATTATTTATTGGTTAATGCCAAGCCCTCGACTACTTCAATACGGGACGCTACACCCACCGGAACAAGTGAATATTTAATGATTAGTGTATCATTCTTTAATACATTTTGATTCTTGTCAATTGTTACAGAAAAACCTGAAATTTCTTCATTATTCTGCATAGTTGTGAGGATGTCAGAGACAATGTTTTGAAACATCGTAATCTTGGCAGAAGATAGGTATCCAGTGCTGGGATCTACTTTCAACGGAGAATTGACATAAGGTAATAATGCGTTACGTACAGCACGTCTTGACTTATGAATTGTACGGTTTCTAGCAACTGTTCGGTAATCTCCATTTGAACACGTTTGGTCTTTAGAGAAAAAGACTCCGCTTTCCAAACCAGAATATTTGCACAAGAAGACATATCCCTTATCGTCCAGATCATCCAATTGGATTTTATTCAAAGATGAGTACTTTAATGTACTTGTTAACTTATCCTCGCTATTTAAAGTGACATCTCCGAATCCCATTTCAATATCTGGGAAATAACCAATCAAATTGAACTTATTTACCCATGCGAATGATTCTTGTACGCTTGCTGAAGCGATACATCCGAGTGCGGCTCCAATATTTCCTACAGGAGTGAGGTTCGGGTTAGCAAGCTGCATAGCTGATACATCAGCGTCTAATCCCTGGCCAAGCAATACACTGACAAACCGAGCATTAATGACACACGTAGGTATTTTGCCCAGTTCTACTTTCTTCACAGATTCTTCAGCTGTTGCAATTACTGCGGAATTTGCACATAACAAGATTGATAAAGGAGCATTTTCATCAGCTAAAGACGCAGCTTTGGATTGCAGATCTGTAACTAGGTCAATGCTATATGTTTCTGCTTCCGGATCTGTTTGTTTCCACAACGATTGTTCAGTCCAAACACCGAGTTGGTTAATCATACCATGTGCTGCACGTTGCATTTGTTCTATAGCATTCCAATCTACACCACAGTCTGCAAACATGATAAACAAACGTCCTGTGCTTCCTTGTATTCCAAAGAAATGATTGATATGATAATAAGGAATTCCAAACAGTAAATCCTTTTCAGTGTCACCGGAGTATGCGGTAATGCCAAGTTCTTTCAAATCATCCATAGAATTGATTTCAATAACATTACCTTGTAATTTGTCTTTTACGGCCAAACCAGCACCTTCTTCGAAGAATTTAGCTTGTTTGGAAATATCAAACAGCAAACCTGTGACTTTTTCAGTTGAGGTTGTAGAGCTTGTTCCAATGTTTCCATCGGTATCACTCATAAAAACGCCACCTAATGCCATATTTGTAAATTTTATTGTTTGTAATACGGATTTTGATAAAGAATAGCATCCTTCACCCAATTAGGTTGTGCATCTGCGGTGAATACACCACCTTTGGAATCAATATACAATGCCGGATAGCCAGGATATTTTTGTAACAGTTCTTTTACGAATTCTGGTATTTCATCTTTTTCTTTTGTTTTGTCTTTTTTTTCAGGTTTTTGAGAAGACTCTTTGATAGAGGAGGTATCTGGAGTTTCAACAGTGTCTTGCTCTTGTTTTTCAGATTCTTCATTTGAAATAACCGGTGTTTCTGAAGTAACTGTAGGATCTTGTGTTTTAACCTCTTCTGTAACCGGAGCTTCTGTATTCTTTTTTCTAGCCATAACTTAAATTAAAAAAGGGAATGGAGTACCGACTCCACTCCCTTGTGATAAACTATGATGAGATATTTAATTCAATTTGTTATTCTGCATTTTTGTAAGCGGTCCATGCTACGATTTCTGCCGGACGAACGATGTTTACATCCATTTTCATTCGCATCTGGAAGAAATACAATTCGCTGTTAGCTTGTAGCCGTTCAACCTTTACTACTTCAGCGTCATTTGCATAGTCAACCCCCATCCACAGGTTAGATTCCATGCCGGTAGTAAATTCTCCGAGTACGATAGTATGTTCTGGAATGCCGACAATAGGTACAATACGCTTACCTTTAAAACGATACTCGTTAACCTTAGTATTGTCGGAGTATTTCACTGTTTTGTCGCTTAGATATTGATCATATAAATCCCAAATATCCCAGCCACATACAAATACCAGTCCTGCTTTTTTACGGATTTGTTTCGGGCATTTCTTCCACATAGCATTGAGAGCGGCTTCTACATTGGCACCTGTGCTCAATTCTGTAGTACCGGCAATAATGACTTGTCCACCAGCTTTCTCTACCTCTGTTGCATTTGTTGCAGTATTTGCCAGAATACGTTTGATTGCACCGTCAAAGTATTTCATTGGGCCACCGGCATTTTCACCTCCAATCGTTGTGCAACCTTCAGGAGCGGTAATTTTTGCGGCAGCTGAACCACCTTTTGCGGAGCACCAAATAGACTCACCGATATACTCATTCTTTCGATCCATCAAGAGGCGCAGCATTTTAGCTTGTACTTTTGGGTCTAAGTCACGGAATACCAAATTACCTTCCGGCTGGGCAAATTTGTAATACTTTTCATAGTCACGGGGGTTAAATTCAAGGTACACCATGAATTCTTGCGGTTCCAGGTAACGTTCTGTTAATGTGTATTGGTTCAATCCACCAGTAGTTCCTGCTCCTGCGCCATGAGTTGAGTTTGGAGTGGGGACGTTATCTTGAATTACTTTTCCCAATTGGATAGTGGGGATGGTGTATTTGAACTGGATTCCAGATTTGATATGAATCAAACCTTCTTTGTATGTATCATTCCCTTGCGCGGTATATGTCAGGAGGTCATTAAGGACCTCACCAGAATATGTGTTTTGCGCAAAATTTACTGAACTTGCCATGTTGTTTATGTTATTTTGTTTTAGTCAAGTGTTTTAAATTGGAAATCTGTTCCTACGACAGCTTCAACAGCCTTAGCCATTTTCTTTTCTGCCTCGGTCATCTGATTTTCTGCATTTTCAATGTTGGCAGGGTCATTTGCAATTTTAGCAGAAATTTTATCACGTTTTGGAATGGAATTCAGCGTTGCCTGTACCATCTCAAAATCGTTTTGAGCCATTTCCACCCATTTAGTTTTTGCATCAGAATTGATTTTACCTTCAGCAATTGCATTGTCAACGAACTGTTCGATAGTTTCTTTACGTTTTGCTTCTTCAGCATCTTTGTAACTTTTCAATTCGTTCTTGACAGTTGTCAATTCGTTTTGAACATTGGTAAGTTGCGCATCCAATCCTTCTTTCTGAATTTTCAAAGCATTGTATGAAGCCTGAATTTCTGCTGCCTTGTTTTCCGCATTTTTCAATGCGTCAATTCGGGTAATAACAGCTGAAACTTCAGAGGTTTTCTCCAAACCAAGCTGGGCGCATACAGAACCAAATGCAAATTCTTGTTCTTTGTCCATTGTTTTTTGTGAATTTGAATTTTCTATTTGATTTTGATTAGGAATAGAACTGGAATCATCAAGTGGTTTAAAATTGCCCAGTTCTGTATTGATAGAAGCCATGATTTTTTGAAGGGCGTTCGCTTCCACTACTCCTTCAATTTGATTTTTTACTTTATTACAAACCTGTTTAGAGGTTTTTAAAACACATTCTGCTGATAATATACCGGCGTTTACGGCAGATTTTGCATCAAAGTAAGTTCCATCACAACCTTCTTTTCCATCCATGATTTCTCGAACCTTAGCTTTCGTCAGACCAAATCTTTTATGATATATGGTTTCAATCTGTTTCTGAAAAGCATTTACAATTTGTTCATTGTCTGGGTTGCATGACTTTTCGTCACGTATGAAGGGGTTGTGGATCATTAAAATAGAATAGTCACGCATGTAAGAACGAGTTCCTGCCGCCCACAGTACTGAAGCCATTGATGCTGCCAATCCTTCCACAATTGTTTCAACTTCAATGGGACATTGCTGTATAATGGAGAATGTTCCCATTCCGTACAGAACGCTTCCACCTTCACTATTAATGCTGATTATAATTTTCGAGGGTTTAACGTAATCTTGTATCCATAAAAATTCATCATTAAAATTACGTGTGCTCTCTTCATCAATTTTGCCATAGAAGCGCATATATACCGGTTTTGCTTCTTGCGCTTCTCCAACTACATATTTTAATTCATCTACTTTCATTTGAGCTTTTTCACAAGAATAGGTATCAGCTTCTTTAATGGTTGTAAGTTTGTTATTCGACTTGACCGGTTGGAGGATCAGTTGAAGGCATTTCTACAGAAGGTTCATACTTAGCTACATCTTCGATTTTAGGTTCCTTGTGATTACCATGTGCTTCTGAATCATGTTCTGGTGCATCAGAATGGTTCGTGAATGGTGGCATAACTAAATACCTGTCTACCCATTTGCGATACTGGAAAGAGGATGATGTTCTAAACCATATCTCGTAGTCAATCCAGTATGGCTGTAGCCCATGATCTAAAGATTCCGGCATATCAAAATAGGTAAGATTGCAACGTTCATTTAATGCTTCTTCGTAATCTTTCGCATCTTGAATTGCATCATTGATCTGTTGAAAAACGCGAAATCCATGTGTCTCAACAATATCGTCACTATTGTTTAAATCATTAAGCACAAATCTGATACGCATAGTGGCACGCCCTTCTCCAATTCTTTGTTGGGCAACTAAATAACGTACATTCACAAACCGAATAAATGCCGCAGGAAAAGGTATAGCATATTCTGTATTACCACGAGTACGAACAATACGTTCAAACTGTCCGTTATCTATTTTTACAGTTTGGAATAGTTTAGGCGAATTATTATCGTTAGGGTCTGTATGTAAGGACTCTAATACACGTTTTACAGCTAAATACACATCCTCTAAAGGGTTGTTGTCTACTTCCTCCAAAGTAGTATCGTCATCATCGGGAAGGGGAGAGGTGTCTTTTGCAAACGTGTCTTTTAAACTGTCCGGTAAATCTGTTTTATATTTATCTACTATCATTTTGGAAAGCCATCAAAAATACGAATACTGTAAGATGAAATTTTATCAGCTACGGTTGTAGAATATCCTATAAATTGCCTTTGTCTAATATAGGATGCTGGAGAACCTGGTTTGGCAATTTTCCCTCCTTCATTATGTATTGCTGCATAACAAAAGTTTCTTCCATATTGCCTATTACTAAATTTGAACATGTCTGGATCTGTGAATAATTTAACACCACGATTCTTATTAGAATGAAAGCGTTCCCATATTATTGAATGTTTTAATGCTCCTGTTTCTTCCAATATAGGGTGTGGCTTATGATTACGTCTGGATTGCCAAGAAAAAGTTCCGGCTGAATTGAACCGCCGGAGATAAAAAGAGTCTCTAAATATTTTTTTTGCGGCATTACCTACCAATGTTTCAAAATTGAATACATTAACTTCAAATTTATTAGGCAATCTCAACCATTGTTGAGCTAATTGTCTTGGAGTTATTACTTTTCCAGCCATTTGTCCTTAATTTTATTAGCAATGGTGCGCAGCCTCTTTTTATGCTTTTTAGGAATAATAAAGTATGAATGTGCATCACTAAATATTCGCCCACCCTTTGCTACACTTTCTTTAAATACTGGATTAACAAAATCGGGCATCTCAATAATTTGTCCCATCACCTGTGATAATTTGGATTGGTTGAGAACGTCAGCACTTTCTTCTACTAGAAAACAACGGCATCCATGTTCAATTGGGGGGATTAACCATGCTGGGAAAGATGCTTTGCGGTAGCTAGTCCCTTCTAATGCAAGGTGCCAAGGGCGCACCCTATTATCTCCCTGTGTCATATATGTTAACACTGTATTATTGCTATACAAAATCCAACCAGCAGCAATTCCCATCGCATATTCAATATCTTCGTTTTCAATATTCGCGTATATGCTATTGTATCTGTGAAAAATATTTTCAGCTTCTGCCAGATCTACTTCATTGGTAATATTAAAATTGTCTGGAAGGTTCTCCGACATCTGAAATTCTTCAGCTACTGCAAAATCAACAAGATTATCTAATGCAGCTACTAATATATTACGTTGCTCTTTTTCTAATTTGGTTAATCCATCATTGTGATTACGAAGTAATTCCAGTGCTTTTTCAAAGTCCATACCAAAACCTTTGATTGCATGATTCAATGCAAATTCCGCACGTAACGTCATCATTTCTTCTAATAAATCCCAACGATCCTCTATATTGCCATAGTCCTGTAAAAACTTCTGGAAAACAGCGTAGATAGCAAGGTATTCAGCATTCTCTTCATCTTTGTTCGATTTAGATTCTGCAAGGACGGAAGGAGAAGTGCTATCTTTTATTCTCCTTCCATTAGAAAATTTTCAACGTTGCTTGAATTCTTTCGTTCACCACGCCTATGCCCATATCTTTTGTAATATTCTTCATCGGACATAATGCGTCTATCATTGGAACTTCCATTTATGCTCCCGCTATTACTTGCCATTTCCGATATAGCGTTAAATTGTTTCCCTACGACAATACCAAATTCTTTTTCGATTTCATCTGCTGATACTTCATACTTATCTGTAATAAAAGAATATAAGCTAATCTTGTCTTTGTTACTCATTTCTACACGGTTGGCATATTTGAATTCTAATCCCGGCTTGATATATCCCATAGATACTAATCTAGGAACGATCTCTTCATTCATTACATTTTCAATGAAACCGCGATACATTTCTATGCGCTCCCGAAAAATGTCTTGGTGAGCATTTGTTGATCCAACATAAGATTGGGTTGCTCCAGCCATAGATTCAGAGCCAACTATTAGATTAGAAACTTCTGTATTGGCAAAATTTATTAAACTAGTATATATGTGTTCGGAATTTGACATTGTAAATGTCTTAATGTCAATATCATCGTTCAATCCTGTGACTATTATTTTATTCTGAGCCGCATTTGCAATGTTTTGTGCTAATCGTTGTCGATCTTGGATGCTTTCTGATTCAGTCTTACCATGTATGATAGGTTGACCATAAGTATGACTAAAATTAACATAATTAGCAAGAGTGAATTTTTTTGCAAGGATAGTTGGGGTAGTTGCAGAGAATAGCCCCAAGTCACCATTATCAATAAGTATATAATTCTTGGAGTATTGCGATGAAGCAATATCCCATCCAGGATTCCACTGCCCTTGTCTTTGCACAACTCGTAATTGACTTGCCAATACATTTCTTCGCTCAATAATATTTACTTCAGCTAGCTTTCCTGTTAAAGGATTAATATCAGGCATTATTTCTAATAAGGTGTAACCGTACCATTTGGCTTCAACAATACCTTTTATGATTTTAGTGAATTGAGAACCTTGTATCTTTTTGGTTTCTTCTACATCCTTAATATATTTTCCTCGTTCATTTTGTCTTGCCAACATGTATCGTTCGCCTATAATCTGTGATTCTACAGTTTCTAATACTGCACGTAAATGAGCATCCTGCTCTACACATGCTTCGTATAAATCTATCAGTGGACCACGATCATCTAAAACAACCCCGCGTGTTACTTGGGATTGAATGGATTTGTATCTACAATGACGGTCAATCTCCCTAACATATTCTTGAATAGTTTTTTTGCTAGTTTTAAATATGCTTTCTAAAGGAGTGCCGTGAAATGTTGTTTCTGCACTAATTACATTCATATTAAGAGTTTTTGAAAGAATAGATAGCGAGTCTAAAGTTGGTTTCTATATATATGATGGGGTAGAAGTATATGTATTATAATTTGAAATTTATAAGTATCAGTATTATAGATATATAGCTATAAAATATGTGTTAAATATATGATTTTGTATTGTCAATATGATAAAATAAAATATCTTTGCGTCGATAATTTAATGTTTAACAAATAATACGTCATTAAAATGAGTAAAGATTTTAATTATTTTCGCATTAAGATGGCATACAAGGGCACAAATGATCTAGGTGCTATTGTTCCCATCAAATCAGAAGATCTGGTAATGGCTACATGCTATACCGAAGCAGAACAAATCGCATATAAGTTGACTGAAGGAAAAGATGAGTTTGGTGATGTGGATGTAGAAATTGTCCGCACCAAAATTTCAGAAGTTGCTTATAACGATACATTTGCTACTGATACTGAACTAATTTGTGGATTAATATCCTATTTTTTTGAAGAAAGTGAAGATACAGAAGTTGGGTTGTATCAAGTATCTCTTGTTTATTATGATGTGGACGAAAAGACTGGTAAAACCAAAAGTTCCAACAGTACAATTTACGTACCGGCTTATTCTTCATCTGAAGCGATAGAAAATATTCGCACTTACTTAAAACGGGCTGGGGAAACACGTGAATATACTATTCGCAATGTCAAATATGACAAAGCACAATCGGTCATGGTTACACCTGAAACTCATCAAAACAACATTAGGGTATAATGACTTCTCCTAAGGGAACCGGGAAAATTATCAATATCAAATGTACAGAAGTCTCACTCCCGGAATTTCCTAATCTCCTTTTTGGAACTCATTTTGATGGTAGCAGAATTTTTGATGCTACATATTATCTCCAATCTAAAGACCCCGACAATAAATTAAGCATAGAAGACTTCTTTCATAAGTTTGATTTCCAAATCAAGGCTATTGCAGAAACTTACAAGTTGCCTTTAGAGAAACTGGTATCAATCAACACGGAGGGGCATCAATTGATTGACGGATGTTTATGCTATCCGTTTTTATCTTATGTTGATCCGCAATTCTGCGCATATATCAATGAAATAATAGACGAAATGTTTGTTACTGGAGTTGTTGTGTCAGATACACATTTAATTTCGTTGGTAAAGAAAAGGCTTCCTCCAGAATTGCTCAAACAAATTTGGGATGGCAGAGAAGATTTTTCGTAAACCCAAAGCTGTCTTAATATTTAATCGCAGAAAAACATTGGCTCTTATGGCTGCTTCAGTAAATGAGGCAGCTAAAATCAGCGGTTTAAAGCCTGGAAATATTTCTAAGGCTTGTGTCGGTACATTGATTTCCAATGGTATGTATTATTTTAGATATATAGGCAGTGATGTTGAAATAGAGTTATCAGATATAGGTTCATTAAAGTTAGAGGAATATGACAAATTATGTGGTATCGAACGTCAGACATATCCTACGATGGCGATGAATCGTAAAAAATGGAAATATAATAAAAACAATAGAACGTATGAAAGTAAAAGTTTATAGTACATCAAAACATCCGTTGCCTCAATACGCAACTAAGCAATCAGCAGGACTGGACCTAAGAGCAAATATTGATGCTCCAATTACTATTAATCCTAGAGAACGTGTATTGGTTCCAACAGGATTACATATACAACTTCCAGAAGGTTTTGAAGCAAGAATTCAGCCTAGAAGTGGACTAGCCCTTAAAAAAGGAATCACTTGTCTTAATTCTCCAGGATGCGTGGATGCCGACTATCGAGGTGATGTAGGTGTAATTCTTATTAATCATGGAACAGAGCCGTTTACTGTTAATGACGGGGAACGGATTGCTCAAATGATTATCTCTAAATATGAACAAGCAGAATGGGAGCCTGTTTCTTCAATCGAAGATTTAGAGATCACAGAACGCGGTGAACAAGGATTTGGGCATTCAGGAATAAAATAAGAAATATGGGGTACGTTTTATGTGCCCCATTATTTAATTTATAAATATTATAGGATATGGAGCTTAATTTTACAGTTGAAACAAAAGATGTGTTGCTTGATATGATTAAGCGACACAATAAAATGTATCGTATGGGTACGCCAGAAATTTCAGATGCGGAGTATGATGCAGAAATAGAACTATTAAAAACACTTGATCCAGACAATGAATGGTTCAAACATACCGAACCCGCTTTTGTACCTGAAACCCGAAAACGGGCTTTGCCAATCCCAATGAAATCTTTAAATAAAGTAAAGGATATATCAGAACTTAAAAAATGGTATATGTCTTTAGGCTTGAAAGGAAATGCAGGTGTAATATGTATGCCTAAGCTGGATGGTCTTTCTCTACTATATAATGAATTAACTGGTGAGGCATATTCTCGTGGAGGGATAGAAAATGAAGGGCAAGATTGTACTAGCCATTATCGAGCATCCATTCAATGTTATAACCCTGCCAGCAGTTTTCATTATACTTTTGGAGAATTTGTTATCAACAGAAGTGATTGGGAGCAGCATTTTCATGGGAAACGTTCTAAATTCACAGGAGATATTTTTAAATCACCGCGTAACACAGCTGCCGGTCTTTTAAATAGAGATGAGCCATGTGATTATCTTGAACACGCTTCTTTCTTCAGATATGGGGTGGATGAGAGTTCCCTACATGATTATAACAACTTCCATAGTCTGATAGAAACTATTTGTAATATCTATCAACAAGAGCATCTTTACCATTTTGCTTTTATAGATGAACTGAACGAAGAGCTACTGATGAATTTATTCAAAGAGTGGAGTAAGGTATATCCAATTGACGGTATTGTGATTTATATTGATGATTTGCACTTATGGGAAGTTATTGGCAGACATCAAACATCTGGAAATCCATTATATGCTATTGCCTACAAACATCCAGATTTTACAGAATCTTTTGAAACAACAGTTAAGGGTATTGTATGGAAAGTCAGTAAGTCAGGTGCCCTTAAACCTGTGGTCAATATTGAAATGGTTGATACTGGAGATTGTAACATGGAAAATCCTACTGGATATAATGCCGGTTGGATTAATGATCACGAAATAGCGAAGGGGGCTGAAATATTAGTTACCCGTTCTGGAGGGGTAATTCCTAAGATTCTATCAACTCTTAGCCCAGCAACACAAGAAGAACAAGAAAAATTATGGGATGAAATGTCAGAGTGTCCTCATTGTGGTTCATCGACTATGTGGAATGAGAATCACATAGAACTGTGTTGCACTAATCCTAGTTGTCCAGGTGTTCAATTAGCTAAAATTATATTTTTCTATTTGACATGTGGGGCTGAAAATATGGGAGAAGAAACATTATCCAAAATATTCAATGCAGGCTTTACTTCTATACCGGCGATTCTTAACGTTACTTTTAACGATCTGATAAAAATTGAAGGATTCGGAGACAGTATTTCAAATATAATATTGGAGAATAACAGAAAAATCATGCAAGGAGTTGATTTGGCGACTTTAATGCAAGCCAGCGATTGCTTTAAAGGAATAGGAAAAATAAAGGCCCAAAAAATATTGGATGAAA